CCGTGGTGGAGGGCCGCCTCCAGATCCGGGACTGGACCGACCGGGATGGCGGCAAGCGCCGCAGCGCCGAGGTGATCGCCGACGGCATCTATTTTGCCGGGGCCAAGGCCGCCCAGCCCAGCGAGGGCAACGCCGACGAGGGGACGCTCCCACCCCCGCCGGCCGGGGACCTCCAGGACCTGGACGACGACGGCGAACTGCCGTTCTGATGGCGATGACCTTATGCTGGAGCTGCCGCCGGGCGCTGGGGACCATGGGATGCCCCTGGTGTGAGTATGACGAGATGGAGCACCGGGTGCGGTTTGACCCGGTGCCCGGCTGGACAGCCAAAAAACAGGTGCGGGTCCACGGGATGACCTCCTACACGGTGATCCAATGCCCGCTGTACCTGGAGGACGAGGAGAGGGAGATCCAAAATGAAAATTGAAGATCTGATTGCCGCACTGAGGCGGCTGAAGGTGCAGACCGGCTCTCTGGCCTGCCTGGGCTGCGGGCACGAGCACAACTGTTCCACCAGTGGGTGCGCCATCATTCGGGCGGCGGTGGACGAGCTGTGCGGGATGGAATGGATTGATGCAGAGGTGGAGCTACCGCCGGAGGATGACGTGATTCTGTGCGTGGTCAGCGGCAAACCACGGACGAATCTCACACTGGATGAGGCGATTGAGATTGCCTCGTACAGCCGTACAGATGGGTGGATCGTGGATGCGTATCCAGAGTGGGAAGGCCCGACTGTCACCTACTGGCGGCCAATTCCAGAACCACCGGAGGTAGGGTGAGCATGGACATGAAAAATTTTATACAGGAGCGAGATGCAGCACTCATGTCCCTGGATGAGGAGAAGATAAAGGGATACTGCCGGAAGTATGGCGTGCCTATCCCGAGCAGTGATAAAGTATTCTGGCTGTCGGTCCACAAGGCAATCTGTAATATCACCTCAGCATCCACAGAGCAGAGACGCAGGAGCGCACAGTGGCTGGTAGAGCACGGATCTACACCGGAGATATGAGGGAGACGTATGGAGAGATTAACATTTGATGGAAATTTTTGTGACATTGCACTGTGCTCAGAAGTGCGCTACGGCTCGTTCTGCGAGGATGGGAGCTGCTCCCAGCGTCGGGTATGGGAGCGGCTGAAACAATATGAGGACACCGGTCTGGAGCCGGAGGACATCCGGCGGGCTTTCGACGAGGATGCCGTTCTGAAACTGGCTGGGGGTGTCCTGGGCCTGGAGCCGGACTGCCTCCGGGAGCTGGCGGAGGCCGACCGTAAGGGGCGGTGCGTGGTGCTTCCGTGCAAGATTGGAGACACGCTAAACAAGTGTGTGAACCAAGCACGAGAGTTTGAGGAACTATACACAAAGCTCTATGCTGCAACAGGCTTTACAGCGGAGAAACTTTTGGAAATGTTCGCTGCTGGGTATGTGTTGCAAAAACCAGATTACTCAAAACAGTTGGCAGAGATGGCGAATTTAGCGGAAGCGGAAGCGGCGCTGAGGGAGGGATAGAACGGTGGGACTTAATTTGTGCGATAGCTGCCGAGCAGATTGCCGCCATGAGAGGAACCCGAGAGAAATCGTCATAAAGTGTGGAGCATATAAGCCGCCAATGACCAACGCTGACCGCATCCGGGCCATGAGCGATGAGGAGCTGGCCTGCTTTATCAAAAAGCTTGCCTATAACAGAGAACCCCCGTGGGGTGATCTGTTTCAGGAGACGTTTTGCAAGGGGTGCCCGGCCCAAGAATACACCATGGAAAACGGGCAAAAAATGCGGCTCCGTGAGTGCGATTTCGCTGATGGGGAATGCCCGCATGGGAGCGACATTGCGTGGTGGCTCCAGCAGCCAGCGAAGGAGGGTGACAGATATGCGGCTGATTGATGCTGATGCACTAAAATCGGAACTGATTGCTTTTTACGCAGATTCCGCCGAGTTGTTCAATGAGGTTTCTTGTTTGGTAGATTCTGCTAAAACCGCTGAAACCGTTCCGGTGGTCCTCTGCCGGGATTGCAAGTTTATCATCGATAGAGACGATGGCACACATGGGTGTTATCGACATTTTGTGGATGAGTGTGAGCCGGATGACTTCTGTTCGTACGGGGAGCGATCTACAGTAGATGGACTTAAACCGTGTCCATTCTGCGGTAGTCAGAACATCGGTATTGTATACACGAGAGCCAATGGTATCCCATCTGGAGACGATGGATGGCGCGCAGAAATCAAATGTAAATGTGGAGCCAACATGAAGTTTTGGGCGTTGAAAAAGTCATGGGCGAAAGAGAGCATTACGAAGGCATGGAACCGCCGAGCTTGAGAGGAGGATCAGGATGGCTGAGTGTAAAGCGTGTGGGGAGTGGTTTGGGACGGCCACACCGCAAGATTTGTGTCCTACCTGTGAGAGAGCCTTAAACCGGCTGGGCGGATATGTGGCCCCGGTGCGGCATGGGAAGTGGATTGGCCTGGAGTATGAGTGCGCCTGTGTATGATTTGTGGGAGTGCTCTGAGTGCGGTGAGGAGGTGCGCGGGGACGACGTCCCCGATACGCACCCGCGGTGCCATGGCTGCGGGGCGCAAATGGACGCCGATGGATAATCTTCTGACGGACAAGGATCTGGAGACCATCGCCCGGGCCCACCGCCGCTGCGGTGAGATGGAGATTGAGCGGACGCTGGGGGCGCTGCGGGTGCGGGTGAGCACCTGCCCCGCCTCCCGGGCCTGGTCCGTGCCCTACCTGATCCGGCTGGAGCGGTGGCGGCCTGGGATGTACAGTACACAATATTTTGACAGCGCCGAGGCGCTGAGAGAGGAGTTGGAACATGGCGCGATTGACCTATCAGGACGCTGACGGCAGCTGGGGGCTGCACGGCGTGAGCTGGGACCAGCTGGCGGCCCTACTGCGGGACCTGGAGGCCCGCATAGAGACGGAGACCGGGGATGCCCCGGCAGAGATGAAGGAGGGAGGAGCGTCATCATGGCTCAAGCAGAGATTTGTCCGCGTGACCTGACGCAGCAGGTGCTGGTGATCCAGCTGCCCCGGGGAGACCGGGGGGAAGCGGATCTGACAGCATACCGGGACTATGTGGTGGAGTCGCTGGCCCAGGGGGTGCTGGTCCTGGGCTCCGGGACCATCTGGGCGGTGGAGGAGCTTCCCGGCTTGGGCGGGGTGCAGATCCAGCGGGACGCTGGCATCCTCCGGGCCCACAGCGTCCCGGGGCCCAAGCCGGAGCCTCAGCCGCCACGGCCAAACCCGTGGCGGGAAAAGAAGGAGACTCTGGAACGGCTTCAGCGGTACCGTCAGGCGGGCGGTCTGGGCTGTCTGGAGGCGGTGGCCGGCCGGTGCGGCGGAGATCTCACGGCGGACAAGCTCCGGGGCGTCCTCACCGGAGCGGAAAAACTGCCCATTGAGCAGTGGCGGCTCATCCGCCGGGCCCTGGACCAGCTGGAGGAGGGTGCGGATGAGTAAGGCAATCAAGCACATCAGGGCCGGACTGCTCCACATTGAGGTCATTGGGTCGATCCCGGACCGTCCGCCCGGCAGGCAGGGGCGGGCGGCCCGGAGTCAGGCCACCTCTCCGGCCCAGCAGTTTTACAATGACAAGTGCTCCTGGCGGGAGCTGGAGTTGGTGGTGGCGGCTAACTTCGGCCGCCGGGCTCTGGTCCTGACCCATACCTATGATGATGACCACCTCCCGGAGAGCAAAGAAGCGGCCAATCGGTACTTTGCACGGTTTATCCGCAGGTTCCGGGCGGCCCGCAAAAAACGGGGCGCGGAGCTGCAATATATCTATGTAACAGAGGGGTACCACGAAAAACGGGCCAACGACTGGCTGGTGGAGGACGGGACCCTGGAGGACCGGAGGATCCACCACCATGTGGTCATCAATGCCACGGATGTGGATGATCTGGAGGAGATCCGGAGTCTGTGGCAGGGCGGCGGGTATATTCGGGCGGAGCCGCTGGACGTCCACTATTATCGGGAGCTTGCCAAGTATATGACCAAGGAGGCCCGGGAGTTTGGCCGGCCAAAGCCCGGTGAGCGGACCTGGCGGTGCTCGCGGAATCTCCGCCGGCCGGAGATCGAGTACATTGAGATCCCAAGCGACAGCGTTACCCTGACGCCGCCATACGGAGCGGTGGACTACGAGCCCTTCTGCGAGCGCAATCCATACGGATACGGGGACTGCATCGGGGCGCGCTATCTTATGTTTCCTGTGAGGGAGCACCATCAATATACCTATACGCAGCCCAGGCAGCGGAAACGGCCGCCACCTAATAATTTTTTGCCTTGAAACCAGTCTTAATAATTCGTCCATGGTGGAGAAAGGGAGGAAAAGGCCTTGAAGTTTGGACCGAACCCTGATAGAATATTCCCAGTGAAAGGCGGATATGTGCTGTGCCCGAAGTGTCTGGAGGCTGGTCTCCGGAATAAACTCCAGGAAGCGCCGCCGGACATGAAAGCCATCCGGCTGCGGCTGTACTGCCGACAGTGCAAAAGCCGGTACATCGTGAATATCACAGAGGGCCAGTGTCGAGAGGACCAGAGCTGATGATCTACCCAGTGGGTGGGATCGTTGGCTCTGGCCTTTTTGTTTTGCCCGGAGGTGATAGCCCAGGGACAGAGACCAGACGGCCAGCGGGATGGAGGGATCAAAATGGCCTGGGATGGCTACAAGAGCAAGCGGTGGCGCCGACTGCGCCGGCGCATCCTGCGGCGGGACGGATACCGTTGCCGGGAGTGGGCCAGGTACGGCAAGGCGGTTGATGCAACGACGGTCCATCATGTGTGGCCGGCGGAAGAGTATCCTGAGTACGCATGGGCACCGTGGAACCTGGTCAGTCTGTCCGGAGACCGGCACAACGCTATGCACGACCGGCGGACCGGGCGGCTGACGGAACTGGGCGAGGCATGGCGGCGGAGGATAGCCCCCCCACCCTCGGAGCCGTACTGAGGCCGGGCCCTGGGACCGGGGGCGGAACTCTTTCCGACGGCGGGAAAAACGGCGGAGGGGGTTCAGGCGCGTAGAAATTACCACGCAGGCAGGACGCGCCCGCAAACGACGCGGCCGCGCGGAGCGGCGGCGGATCACAGCACAGGAGGAAGCTATGGGCCGAGAGGCAATAATCCGGGCGGACATGGAATCTGTCGGGACCTACAACACGATCTTTGAGCCGACTATCAAGCAGCTGGCTAAACTGGAGCGGGAACTTTCCAAGGCGGAAAAAACCTGGCGGGCTGCCGGCGGCCAGATGGTAGCAGAGCTGGTGAACAAGACCGGCGGGAAGTACACGGCCAAGGACCCCAACTACGCCGTGGTGGACCAGCTCCGTAAGGACATCCAGGCGTTACGCAACCAGCTTGGATTGACTCCTACCAGCCTGAAGCGTGCCCGTCAAAAGGCCGAGGCCATATCAAACGGACAGCAGAGCCCCCTGGAGGACCTGCTGGAGACAGCTCACGACTACGCTCTGGAGCACGCTGCTGCCTATCAGGCCGAGGTGGACGCCTATGTGGATGGTTGTCTCTCTGGTCGGCTACGGGTTTGCCCGGAGATCGTCCAGGCCTGTGAGCGTTATCGCCGAGACCTTCAGAATCCCAAGTGGGAGTTTCGCCCGGACCCGGCCAATGAGATCATCGCTATCATCGAGACCACCATCTGCCACCAGCAGGGGGAGTTCCTGGACGCTACACCTCTGCGAGGGACGCCGTTTTATCTGCTTCCATATCACAAATTTATCGTCTACAACGTGATGGGGTTTTACCTGGTGGGAACCAAGGAGAGGCGCTTTAAGGAGGCCCTGGACTTTGTTCCCCGGAAAAATATCAAGACTACCTTTGCGGCGGCCCTGGCCTGGTCCCTGGCCCTGTATGAGCGACGCTCCGGCTCCAAGGTGTACGAAGTGGGCGGGGCACTGAAGCAGGCGCTGGAGGGCTTTGATTTTTTGCGGTATAACCTGAAACGCCTCAAGGTGACGGTGGACGATGACCCGGAAAATGGACTCCGGATCATCAATAACAACATGGAGCGCTCTATAACCGGAGACGTGGGCGAGGATGGGTTTCTGTCCATCAACGCCCTGGCCTCCAGCCCTGACAAGCAGGATTCTTTCAACTGCAATATAGTCATTGCCGACGAGATGCACACCTACAAGAGCGCCAACCAGTACCAGGTCCTGAAGGATGCCACCAAGGCATACACCAACAAGCTGGTCATCGGAATCAGCTCCGGCGGCGACTTGGCTACCGGATTCTGTGCTAAGCGGGTGGAATACTGCCGGAAGATCCTAAACGGGACCAACTCCGGGCCGGAGGTCGATAGTATTTTTGTTTTCATCGCGGCGGCGCCTCGGCAGGAAAATGGGGACGTGGACTATACGAACCCGGAGGTCCTAGAATGTTGCAACCCCGGCTGGGGACGCAGTATCCGCCCTCAAGAGATGATCAATGACGCCATGCAGGCCAAAGAGGACCCGCAGATGCGACCGGAATTTTTACAGAAGTCTCTCAATGTGTTTATTGCCAGCCTGCGGGCCTGGTTCAACGTGGAAGAGTTCCGAGCCAGCGACAGCAAGTACAACTGGACCCTGGCAGAGTTGGCCAGGCTTCCAGTGAAATGGTACGGCGGCTCTGATCTTTCAAAACTCCACGACTTGACGGCGGCAGCATTGTTCGGGCACTACAATGGGGTAGATATTATCATTCCACATTGCTGGTTTCCACTGGCGGCTGCAATGGTCAAGGCCCACGAGGACAAAATCCCATTTTTTGGTTGGAAGGACGATGGCTGGCTGGATATGCCCAATGACAAAGTAACCAACCACAGCGACGTGGTCAAGTGGTACAAGGACCTGCGGGACCAGGGCTTTAAAATCCGTAGGGTAGGCCACGACCGGAAATTCTGTCGGGAATATTTTGTGGAGATGAAGCAGGCCCACTTCCGGATCAAGGATCAACCCCAGCTGTTTACTCGAAAGAGCGAGGGATTTCGGTACCTTGAGGCCAGCGCTAAGCGCGGGACTCTGTATTATCTCCACGCGGAGCCTTTCGAGTACTGTGTGCAAAATGTGCGCGGAATCGAAAAAGCGGATGACATGGTCATGTATGATAAGCTCCAGCCCAATTTGCGCATTGACATCTTCGATGCGGCAGTATTTGCCTGCTGTGCCTACTTGGAGGACCTGGAGCAGGTCCGAAAAGAAAATAACTGGTTTGGGGAGGGACCCAAGGATGAGTAAGCGAAAGAACCCGGCTCACGGAGCCCGAGACAAGCCCACCCAGCGGCGGAGCAGCGTGGGCTTTGTGATGTCCGGAGCCTGGGACAGCCTGTGCAGTGAGGGGTACACCCGGCTGTCTGAAAACCCCGAGGTGCTGATGGCGGTGAGCCGGATCGCGGATCTGATCAGCTCCATGTCTATCCGGTTGATGGCCAATACGGCCTCCGGGGATGTTCGGCTTTATAACGCCCTATCTCGAAAATTGGACATTACCCCAAACCGGTGGATGACCCGAAAGACCCTGATGGCGGCGGTCGTCCGGGTCCTCCTGCTGGAGGGCAACGGGAACGCAGTGGTCTGGCCAAGGACGGAGGGCGGAAATCTGGAGGAGTTGATTCCCATCCCGCCCAGCCGGGTGTCATTCCAGCCGGACGGCTTTGGTTATCATATCCAGTTGGGCGGCGTCCCCTATGACCCGAACAGCCTGCTCCATTTTGCCATTAACCCGTCCCCGGAATACCCCTGGATGGGAACTGGCTTTCGGGTCGCGCTGCGCTCGGTAGTTAAAAATCTCCAGCAGGCCAGCAATACCAAAAATGCATTTTTGTCCAGCGAATGGAAGCCCAGCGTCATCGTCAAAGTGGACGGTAACTCCGACGAGTTGATTACGGAAACCGGCCGAAAACGCCTGGCTGAGCAATATCTGAAGCCCTTTGCGCCTGGGGCCCCCTGGATGATTCCAGCGGAGCAGATGGATATTTTCCAGGTCAAACCTCTGTCGCTCAATGACCTGGCTATCTCCGACAGCGTCAAGATCGACAAGCAGACCGCGGCAGCCATCCTGGGCGTCCCTCCTTATGTCGTGGGCCTTGGGACCTTCAATCAGACTGAATGGAACCATTTTATTTCCACAAAAATCATGACTATCGTCCGGGTAATTGAACAGGAGATGACACGCAAGCTCCTAATCTCCCCAGACTGGTACGTCAGTATGAATCCATGGGCCCTGTATGCCTACGACCTCAAAGACCTGTCCGAAATCGGGTCCAATCTCTACATCCGGGGTATGATGACGGGAAACGAGGTCCGGGGCTGGCTGCATCTGGCACCCAAGGAGGGGCTGGATGAGCTGGTGATCCTGGAGAACTTTATCCCCCAGGGTATGATCGGAGACCAGAAAAAGCTGCTGCAAACGGGAGGTGAAAACAGTGGAACTTAATCGGCGCACCATGATTCCACTTCAGAGTGAATTTACCGCTCGGGAGGCGGAGGACGAACTTTACATCGAGGGCTATTTTTCCGTGTTTGGCTCCCCCTATCACATCATGGCCGGGGTAGACGAGCAGATCGCTCCTGGGGCCTTCACTGACACCTTGGGAGAAGACATCCGCGCCCTGACCAACCACGACACCACCCTGGTGCTGGGCCGGAACAAGGCCGGCACTCTGACTCTCCGGGAGGATTCCCACGGCCTTTGGGGCAGCATCCGCATCAACCGGGAGGACCAGGATGCCTTAAACCTGTACCGGCGGGTACAGCGGGGAGATGTGGATCAGTGCTCCTTTGGATTCTACATTCTGGATGAGGAGCGGATTGTCAATGCGGACGGCAGCGTACTGTACCTGATCAAAAAGGTCCGGTTGCTTGAGGTGTCGGTGGTCACATTCCCTGCTTATGAGGCGACCGCCGTCTCTGCCCGGGAGGCCCAAGAAGCAGATATTCGCCAGCGGATATTAGAAGAAAAACGAGAGGCCCTGCGGGCCAAGCTGAAAGGAGCATCATAAATGGCACTCAAAGCACTTTTGCTGAAACGGAAAATTGAGGAAATGAATGGCCGCATGGAAGTCCTGTCCCAGCACACAGGCGAGCTGACCCAGCGGGAGGCCGAGTTGGAGCAGGCTATGGACGAGGCCAGGACCGAGGAAGACCTGCGGAGCGTGGAGCAGTTGGTGGAGGAGTTCACCGCAGAGCAGCGGACCCATCAGGAGGCTATTACCGCCCTCCAGCGCGAGATCGACGCCGCCCAGGAGGAGCTGCGGACCCTGGAGGCCCAGCAGCCAAAGGACAATGCCTCTACGGGCACCACCCCCGCCTCCAGCGGGGAAAGAAAGGATGAGAATATGACTAACCGCCAGACCCGCGCCTTTGGCGCCATGACTATGGAGCAGCGCTCCGCCTTTATCCAGCGGGAGGAAGTTCAGGAGTTTTTGACCCGCTTCCGCGCCACCTTTGCCAACGCCCCCAAGGGCCAGCAGCGGGCCGTCACCGGCGGAGATCTGCGGATTCCCCCGGTGGTGCTGGACCTGGTCCGGCAGAATATCGAGGACTACTCCAAGCTGATCCGCCGGGTGCGCCTCATTTCTGTGACAGGGACTGCCCGTCAGCCCATCATGGGCACTATCCCTGAGGCAGTGTGGACCGAGGCCTGCGCCGCTCTCAATGAGTTGAATTTTGCCGTCAACCAGACCGAGGTGGATGGCTACAAGGTAGGCGGCTATGTGGCCATCTGCAATGCCCTCCTGGAGGACACGGACTATGCCCTGCTTAGCGAGGTCATCATCGGCGTCGGGGCTGCCATCGGCATCGCCCTGGACAAGGCCATCCTGTTCGGCACCGGCATCAAAATGCCTGTTGGGATCGCCACCCGTCTGGCCCAGGCGTCTGCTCCCAGCGACTACCCCGCAAACGCCCGCCCCTGGATCAACCTGTCCCAGTCCAACGTGATCACCATTCCCACCGGATCTGCCACCGGCCTGACCCTGTTCCAGCAGATCATCCAGGCCGCCGGCGCAGCCAAGGGCCGCTATTCCCGGGGGGCCAAGTTCTGGGCGATGAACGAGGAGACCTATACTCGCATCCAGGTGGAAGCCACCAATGTCAACGCGGCTGGGGCCATTGTTTCGGTGATGGATGGCACTATGCCGGTGGTTGGCGGCGATGTGGTTGTATTTTCCGATGACGTGATGCCGGACAATACAATCATCGGCGGCTACGGTGATCTTTATTTGCTGGCGGAGCGGGCCGGCACCTCTGTCGGGTACAGCGACATCCCCCTGTATATTCAGGATCAGACTGTGGTCAAGGGCACTGCTCGGTATGATGGTGTGCCTGTGATCGCGGAGGGCTTTGTGGCCATCGGGATCGGCAAGGCCCCTGTCACCTCGGCAAGCTTTGCTCCTGACACCGCAAACCCAGCTGTGGCCGTTCTGCGGGCGCTGGCCATCGGCGCCCTGGCCCTGACGCCCACCTTTGACCCTAACGTCACCACCTACACCGCCAAGGCTACCAACGACAGCGACGTGATCAGCGCTGTCCCCGCCACCGGGGCCCTGGTTAACGTCCGGGCCAACGGCTCCAAGATCCAGAACGGTGGGGCCATCACCTGGATGGATGGGGAGAACCCTGTGAGCGTCACCGTGACCAACGGCACCCAGACCAAGCAGTATACTGTCACTGTGACCAAGTCCTGAGAGGAGGTCGCCCGGAATGGATGATCTGATCCTGTTGGAACTGCTCAAGGCGGATCTCCAGCGGACGGGCGTGGAGCTGCCGGGAGATCGTCTGTATCTCCCGGCACTCCTGAATACGGCCCGGACCAGCCTGGCGCGTCAAGGCATCAAGCCTGATTGCTCCGCAGACTACATCCAAACGGTGGTAGGGACCGCTGCCTGGATCTACCGCAAGCGAATCCATGGAGAGGCGGAACCGGCCTATCTGCGCCGCCTGCGCCTGGATCTGCTGCTGGACCGGGGTCGGGAGGTGGGACCATGATCCTGGACTCTGGTGTGCTGTCCGTCTATCGGGTGGATTACCACGAAGGGAAGGGGCCTAAGCAGACAAAACCCACCCTGACGCTCCGGATGACTGTCCAGTACGGGGAGCGGGTTGTGGGTATCACCCGTTATTATGAGGCCGCTAAGGTTGGCCGCCAGATTGACCGGACAGTACGGATCTGGCGGCAGCATAGTATTACAATCCGGGATGTGTGCCAGCTGGATAGTCAGTGGTATCTCATCCGCAAGGTCACCCCAACCTCCGACGAGGACGGCCTGTTGGTGACTGACCTGGATCTGGAACAGTCAGATGACAATGTATGGGAGGGAGCGACCGGTGAAAATCAGAGTTGACGAGATCTCTAAAGAGATAACCGGCGCCCTGGAGGAGTACGGAGAAAAAATCGCACAGGGTGTGGAAAAGGCTGTGGACAATGCAGGAACAGAGGCTCTCAAAGTGGCCCGGGATAAGTCCCCCAAGCGCACAGGACGGTACCGTCGTGGATGGCGCAAGACTAAAAGCGGTGGCAATGTCAACCAAAATGTGCACAGTGTGCGTATTTACAACAAGACTGCGTATCAACTTACCTACCTCTTGGAGAACGGTCACCAAAAAGCTGCCGGAGGCCGCGTGGAGGGCACTCCTCACATCCGCCCGGCGGCGGAGGATGCCGAACGCCAGCTGGAGCGGGATGTAAGCGGATTGATCCAGAGCACGGGGGTATAGAATATGACCTACGATGAGCTATACCAAATCTTGGAGCCCACAGGCATCCCATTTGAGCTCCACCATTGGGAGCGGCCCCCCGCCCCGCCCTACGGAGTGTATTTTGACGACTACACGGATAATTTCGGCGCAGATGATCGGGTGTACTGCCAGATCACCCATTTCTGCGTGGAGCTCTACCAGCTCCGCCGTGACCGGGCCCTGGAGCAGAAAATAGAGGATGCCCTGGATGCCGCCGACCTCTTTTGGGACCGGGAGATCGAGTACATCGACAGCGAGCGCCTGTACCAAACCAGATATGAAATCGAGGTGTAACCAATGGCAAATAACAAAGTAAAATTCGGCCTGAAAAATGTCCACTATGCTCTGCTGACCGTGTCCGAGGACGGGGCGGTCAGCTTCAGCACTCCGGTGCCTATCCCCGGTGCGGTGAGTATGTCTCTATCCCCCCAGGGCGAGACTGAGACGTTTTATGCAGACGACATCGCCTACTATGTCTCCACGGCCAACAACGGCTATCAGGGAGATCTGGAGATCGCTCTGCTCCCTGATTCTTTCCGCACAGATGTGCTGCGAGAGGTGGAGGACGAGACCGACCACGTCCTGGTGGAGAAGTCCACTGCTGAGCCCCAGCCCTTCGCCCTGCTGTATCAGTTTACAGGGGATCAGCAGGCCAGCCTGCGGGTGCTGTATAACTGCGCCGCCGCCCGGCCCAGCGAGGCCAGCTCCACCATCAAAAATACTAAGACCCCCACCACGGATACCCTGTCCCTCACTGCCTCTCCCCTGGCCAACGGAAACATTAAGGCCAAGACCACAGCGGATACTCCGGACGAGATCAAAAAGAACTGGTTTAAGTCGGTCTGGCAGCCTGGTGCTGCCGCTGCTATGTGATCGGGGGGCATACATGGAGACCAGTATTTTGATTGACGGCAAGCCTGTCAAATTTCGGGCGTCCGCCGCTATCCCACGACTGTACCGCATCAAGTTCCGTCGGGACATCATCCAAGATATGCAGGCAGTCAAGGAGGCACTGGACGCCAAAGAGCGACAGGGAGATAACATCCCACCTCAAGCTCTCCAGCTATTTGAGGATATGGCCTATATTATGGCCAAGCATGGAGACAAGGACGCCGTTCCCGCCACCCCGGACGAGTGGTTAGAGGGCTTCGGAGCATTCTCTATTTACAAGATTTTCCCGGTTATTTGGGCTCTGTGGGAGGCCAATACGGAGGCCCTGGACATCGCTAAAAAAAAACTGGGGCAGTAGACCGGGAGATCACCACGCCGCTCCTCCTCCTCCGGGCGGTACAGCTTGGGATCTCGGTCCGTGACATGGACCTGCTGACCATCGGTATGATCAACGAGATGTACGCCGAGGCATCGAACGATACACTGGAGTACCCCACACTGGCCACCCAGGAGGACATGGACCGATTTTAGGAGGACTCTATGGCAAATAAAATCAAAGGCATCACCATTGAGATCGGCGGCGACACCACAAAGCTGGACAAAGCCCTGTCTGGGACCAACAAGCAGATCACCACTACCCAAAAAGAGTTGAAAGCGGTGGAAAAGGCGCTGAAAATGGACCCGGGTAACACCGAGCTGCTGGCCCAGAAGCAGCGCCTGCTGGCGGACGCCGCCTCCGCCACCAGCAAAAAGCTCCACACCCTCCAGGAGGCAGCCAAGAGCGCCGACAGTGCCCTGGCCCGGGGGCAGGACTACCAGGCCAAGTATGAGCCGCTGAGACAGCAGATCGATACGGTCTCGGCCTCTCTGAAAGGCCTGATGGACAACCAGCAGCAGATGGAGGCCGGGCTGGCCTCCGGGACAATCTCGGCCAAGTCCTACGAGGCTTTCCAGGTCAAAATCCAGGACACCACCCAAAAATTGGACGAGTTGAAAGCCGCCCAGCAGGCAGTGGAGCAGGAATTTTCCGGAGCCAAGCTGAATCAGAATCAGTACGACGCCCTCCAGCGGGAGCTGGTGGAGACGGAGCAAGCTGCGGAGGACGCTGAGAAAGCCCTGAAAAATTTCGACACCGCCGGGGAGAAACTGAGTGCCGGGGCCGGCAAGATTGCCGATGGGGCCTCCAAGGTCAAGAATGCCACCAGTGGGCTTTCTACGGCCGCCGGCGGCGTTTTGACTGCTGCCGTGGCCACGGTCCCGGCCACGGAGGAACTGCGCAACGCCCTGGCCACCCTAGAGACCAACGCCCAGCGGGCTGGAGTGGGCCTGGGCAGTGCTCAGACTGCTCTGCGGGACTTCACCGTAGTTTCTGATGAATTGGACAGCAGTTTGGAGGCTACATCCAATCTGCTTCAGGCCGGCTTTACGGAGAGCAATCTGCAAAAGGCTGTGGAAAACCTTTCTGGGGCCTACCTCCAATTTCCGGACACAATGAAAATCGAGAGCCTGGCTGACAGTCTGCAAGAGACCCTGGCCACCGGCAAGGCCACTGGGCAGTTCGGTGAGCTGCTGGACCGCCTGGGCATCGGCGCCGCCAACTTTTCCACCCAGTTAGGTAAGATCACTACCGAGGCCGACCGGCAGAATTTTGCGCTGGATACACTGGCACATGCCGGCCTATCAGATACTTATAATGCCTGGCTGCAAAACAACCAGGCCATTGTGGACAGCCGCCAGGCCAGCTATGACTTTCAGCAATCCATGGCGGAGCTGGCCGCCACGATTCAGCCTTTTTTGACCGAGTTTGTGGAGCTGGGAACTGGTATCCTGGACTTTTTTAATTCCCTGCCCAGCGGTGTCCAGGCTTCCATCGGCGTGATCCTGCTGCTGGTAGCCGTCATCAGCCCCCTTGCCGGACTCATTTCCGCTATCTCTACGGTGGTGGGCATGGCAGGACTCTCTATGTCATCGTGGCTGCCCATTATCTTGGCCGTGACCGCAGCGCTGATCGCGCTGGCCTCAATCATCGCCCTGGTCACAGGGCGGCAGAAGGAGCTTGATACCAGTATGGCTGGCACATCCACGGACCGGGGCGGCGGGTTCTCCCGGGCGGTGCCAACACTTGGGACAGAGGATCTCCCCCATTTGGCCTCCGGCGGTGTGGTCCGCCGGAACAGTCCCACACTGGCGGTGATTGGTGACAACCCTCAGGAGTCGGAGATCGTCGCCCCAGAGTCCACCATCAAAAATTGGACCATCGAGGGCATCCGCGAAAGCGGCCTGCTGCGCTCCGGAGGCGGGACCCAGCGCTCGGTTATGACGCTGGACGGACGGACCTTCGCCCGGCTGGAGACGCCATATATCCTGGAGGAGCTTTCCCGTCTTGGCATCAAAGTCACTCGCAACTAAGGAGGAGCAGCCGTGCCAAATTTCATGTATGTCGTTTTGGATGGAAGAGAGTACAAGGTCCGTGTTCGGGCAGATACATCATTGGTAGAGAGTTTCCATATCGATGATGGCGAAAATCAAATGATCCTGCTGGATGGCACGGAGAGCCGGGACGTGATTGGGACCTACTACGATCACACGCTGACAGTGGCGGCTGATCCAAGTGCCCCGGATGACTATGACGCCTTTTTCGAGGCCATCTCCGCCCCAGTAGACTCTCACACAATCGTCATGCCCCACGGGCAGACCGAGATTACCTACCGGGCCAAGGTCACCAGTGGCAGTCACAGCTTACGCGGAATGTTCGCCGGCCGGCGGCATTACTATGGGTTACAGGTCAATTTCCAAGCTATCGGCCCCCAGAGAGAACCAGATTGATCAATCATTAGGAGGACAGGACATGGCCAAGAACACGCTGAAATACCGGGACACGCTGTATGCAAAGCTGGGCTCGGGTAGCCTGCATCTGGCCATGTCCTTTTTGCCGGACACCCTGGAACCCAACACCCTATCTGCTGAGGTGGAGACCGAGTCCCGGGCGCTGCTCGACTTTAATCTGGATGACCCGGTTACGGTCTACCACCGGGAGGAGCAGATGGGGATTTTTTATCTTCAGAGCGTCACCCAGATCGCACCCAACAAATACGCTCTGTACGCCACCAGTGCGGTGGGCCTGCTGATCCGGCGCCGCCACCGGGGAGGGCTCTACACCGGCCAGACTGTGGCCGAGGTACTGCCGGAGATCTTTGGCCCAGTCCCATACAGCATCAAGAGCAACCTGGAGGGCATCAAGCTGTACGGCTGGCTCCCCTACGTCAAGCCGCCGGACGCCTCCGCCCGGGACAACCTGTGTAAGATCCTGTTTAATATCGGGGCCATCGTCAAGACTGACCTGGACGGTGTGATCCGCATTGAGCCCCTCTGGGATGGCATCGCCTCCAGCATCCCCAGGGGGCGGATGGGCTTGGCGGCATCGGCGGTCCGGGACGGCAAGGTGACCGCCGTATCGGTCACGGAGCACCAGTATGTGGTCGGCACGGACGAGGAGGATCTGTTTGAGGGCACCACCCAGAGCGGTGACGAGATCTCTTTTGACGCACCTATGCACTCTCTAACGGCTACTGGCTTTTCGGTTTTGGAGCATGGGGCCAACTACGCTGTCCTTTCCGCCGGATCCGGAACGCTTACCGGCAAGAGCTACGTCCATAACACCCGCGTAGTCACCAAGACGGTTAACAACTCCCAGACCGAGAACGTCCAAGACTACTCCGACCAGACTCTGGTCTCCTTGGTCAGTTCTGTTTCTGTTGCTGAGCGCTTGGCGGCCTATTACAAATGTTTTGAATCCATCGACGCTCCAGTGGTCTACCGGGGCGAGGCTCCAGGGGACCGGATACTCACCTACCATCCCTACGATATGGTCAGTGTTCCGGCCTGTCTGGAATCCGCAGACATCAATCTGTCCAATGTGCTCAAGGCAGATGAGAAACTCCTGGTTGGGTATATCCCGCCTAAGGCGGCAGCCGGTTATTACGACGCCTCCGAGGTAATCACACAGGAAGGAGACTGGACGGTCCCGGATGGAGTGACATCACTGCGGGTTGTGATTATTGGTGGTGGGCAAGGAGGCTGGTCAGGCCTGCCAGGCAGCGCCACAGAGGATGCGACTGTGGTGAACGAAACTACTGAGTTAACCAACAGCACAACGTATGTTACAGGGTATCCATCTGTGGCTGGCGGCGCTGGCGGAAGCGGTGGCGCTGGTGGAGATGGTGGACGGGTGTACATCATCTCCCTGGATGTCACGTCAGGGCAGACGTTTCATATCTCCATTGGGCAGGGCGGAAGCGGCGGCGTTGCCGGTGAGGACAGCAGCCAAGGGAGCGATGGCACGGATACTACCTTCGGGGGCTATTCTTCTGCATCCGGATCCTCTACCCCAGGAGGTTATACAGACGAGACAACTGGGACTGTGTACGGGGCTATGGGCCAATCCGGGATCTCGGGCGGCCCCGGAAGCGGACAGGTCTATACGCCGGGTGATGGGTGGGGCGACGTACAAAACGGGACGTCTGTGACATTCGGCGGGAAAACCTGGAACCCTGGTGAAAATAAGAACAAAGACGTCATTGCGGACGAGGCAGGCCGTTGGGACAGCGGAAAAGGATACTTTGAGGCTACAGCAGACGGCGGTTTTGGTGGTGGTGCGGCGGTCGGTGCAAATGGGAGTCCGGGTTATGCCGCATCTGATGGACGTGTGTATGCAAGCAGTAGTGGCGCAAGCGCAAGAGGCGCAAGAGGCGGAAAAGGTGCCGACGCATCTCCGCCACCCGCACAGACACGGATCGGACACGGCGGTCTTGGCGGAAATGGTGGCGGCGGCGCTGGCTCCGGTGGTACATCCCTCATCGAGAACCGTGTATCAACGAGCCTGTCCGGAGGAAGCATGAGCCCATCACGCCCAGATAAGGCATCCGGCGGTGCTGGCTCAGCTGGAGGAAAAGGCGGTCCTGGCGGCGTACTCCTGTTTTATGCCAAACCCAAGCCTGACACTTCCGGCCAACTCAAGGACAAAAATGGCCTATCCATTTTAGACCGCCTGGGCCGCAGGATCATTGTATAAAGGGGAGGACAACATGACACAAGAACAGCGCCTGGATGCGCTGGAGCGTCAGGTATTGACGCTGACAGAGCGGGTGTCAATGAAGGCAGCTGCGGAGGAACCCACAGAATATTACACCAGCCGTTATTCCGGCGAGGAGATTGACTCCCTGCTGGACTGGGTCAAGGCCCAGCAGGGAAAATCCACATGATTGGAGGGGCATCTATGCTGTATCTCAAAGACTGGTGGGTATGTACTCCTCCCGGGTTTTCTTTGGGCTTTGAGGGGGACAATCTGGCCGTTACCTTGGCACTGGACACAGATCTGCCGGAGGGCTGGGACTTAAAGCTGGATGTGGAAAAAGAGGGAAAGAAAAACATCATCCAGCTTGAGCGGAGCGGTCAGGTTTACTCCGTCCAGCTCACATCATCCATGCTGGCCTCCGGCGGGCTATACCTGTTGCAGGTCCGCGGGACACTGGGCGAGCAGATCCGGCACAGCAATCAGTTTTATGCTGCCGTGCATCACAGCATCAATGCGGTAGACGCTTTCCCGCCTCCCCTCCCCTCTGAATTTGAGCAAATGGAGGACCGTCTGACAGACATCAATAACCATCCCCCCAGGCCGGGTTCAAACGGATTTTGGCAGATCTACGACCCTGATACCGGTGAATATGTCCCATCCGATATCCCCTTGCCGGATGGAGGCGGCGGGACAGGATATGTTATTGGCCACGGACTAAAGATTACTGGAAGCACCACTCTGGAGGTGGATGCGGTCAACAACTTTGCTGGGGACAACACACTGCCTGCCACAGCGGCCCTCGTGCAAGAACAGGTTGGAAATATCGAGGTACTCCTCGGGACGATTTAAAGGAGGTAAGCACTATGAGTGTAGCAACGGAGATCAGCAGACTCCAGGCTGCCCGGAACAAGATCCGGGCCAAAGCGGTGGAACTCGGAATCGGGACCAGTAACGACCAACTGGATGCCCTGGCCACGGAGATCGATGCAATCGAAAACCGGGGCGCAGTGTCCGCTCAGGTACAGGAGGGCGATACTTATACCATCCCAAAGGGATACCACAACGGGTCCGGGACTGTCTCTGGCGTCGCTGGTGGCGGCAACTACAATCTCCAGAGCAAGACCGTGACTCCCACCAAGGCGCAGCAGAATGTGACGCCGGACCCCGGCTATTATGGCCTGTCCGATGTAACTGTGGGCGCCATCCCGGACAGCTATCAGGATGTGTCTGCCGTAACAGCAGCTGGGGCAGATGTCCTCACAGGCAAAATTTTTGTGGACAAGGCAGGCAAGACCACCACGGGAACGATGCCCAACAATGGGGCGGTAGCCAAGACGTTGACCCTGGAAGAACCGTCTTACAGTGTCCCAAATGGGTATCACAGCGGCACCGGGACAGTGAAGATCGTCCCCGAAGCGAAAAACGTAACACCCACAAAGAGCGCGCAGACCATTGAACCGGCTGAAGGAAAAGTCCTCTCCTCTGTCGAGGTTGCGGCGATCCCTGCGGCCTATCAGGATGTTACTGGCGTCACGGCTGCTGCTGGTGATGTGCTGGCCGGGAAAAAGTTTGTGGATGCGAAAGGCGCTCTGGTGACCGGCTCCATGGTGAACAACGGTGCTATCGCTGGGAGCATTGACGGCCTGACCCAGACAAGCTACGCCGTTCCGGCAGGCTATACAAGCGGCGGAACGGTCAGCCTTACAAACGACATCGAAGAAGCCCTTGCAGCCATCTGAGGAGGTGCGGCGTGAGCGTACAAGGCGAGATCGACCGCATCAAAAAGAATGTGAATGACACGCTGAAAGCGATTGGAGACACCGGCGTAACGGTGGGGGCGGGCAGTGATGCCCTCCCTGCCGCCGCCCGAGCGCTGGCGAATGAGAAGCAGAATAAGCTAACCGGAATGGCTGGGCAGTTTGTAGGGTTTGACAAAAATGGCAACGCCATCCCTCAGAATGCACCACAATCTGGAATGACCCAGACTCAGGCCGACGAGAGGTATTTACAGTTGTCTGGCGGGACAGTGACGGGGGATTTCACTATCATGGGGCCTTTTACGGCTCACTCGGATGCACAGTTTAATTCCCCTGCAATATTCAACGCAGGGGTTACACTTAATGTCTATCCAGAACACCCTGAATCCGTTGTCAATAAAGAATATGTTGATAGTCAAAAACCAAAAGCCCACAAAGTTACCCTGACTGCTTCTGGTTGGAATTCTTCCGCCAAGACACAGACAGTCACCGTAACTGGGGTATTGGCTGATGAAACCAAGCAACTCATCATGCCGATGCCTGCAATGGCCTCCCAAGCCAACTATGCCACCGCCGGGATCGCCTGCACCAAGCAGGGGGCAAACTCCCTGACTTTTAAATGTCAAACGGTTCCGACAGCAGACATCATAGTCTATGTGGCGGTGCAGGAGGTGTCGCAGGCATGATTTTTAGCTGTCCTGCGGAGACGTTTCCGCTTCCTGTTGGCTATTGGCCTGTTTTGGGATTTGCATACTCTCGCAGTGTCTATCCAGAATTCCCCACTAATCTTGACTGGTATGTTCAGACGGAGTCACTGGATGGGGTTGAAATGCTCAACCCGACCGTCGCGGACTATGAGAATTGGCAAAACCAACAGGGATACACCATGGCAAATTTAGGTCCCGATGATTGGCCCGAGTCGAGTTTTTCTCCATACAAGGGGGAAAATAAAATCTTGTGGAACCTCACCTTTGATTTTGACAAATTAGGGGCTTACATCGAGCCAGATGAAGACGGACTATATGTTTTTACTCTTGAGTATAGGCAGACCATACTTAATATTGCCGAGTTATTTACGAATGTCCAAATTGTTGTCGCAGGGGCGGATCCAAATCAAGTATGGCTTTCTGGGGAGATCTATTCGATAGAGGAGTCCTCAAAAACAATAAGCATTAGAGTCCCAAAACCTTTATCCCCTTAAAG